CTAATAATTGAACCCGAGAGAAGGGGGGAGAGAACAGGCTCCCCCCAACTTTCACAACCCCCTAAATTATGGCTTGTAGCCTTACTCTTACAGGACGCGACCTTCCATGCCGCGACGCCCTCGGGGGTATCGAGCGTGTGTATATCGCAGAATGGCAGGAGGGGTTGTGGGCGTCTCCGGGTGCTACGACGGGCCTTATTAGCGCCACGTCGGGAACCCTTACGGTGACACTCGAACCTTTTGCCACAACGAAGAACGCTTCCTCTCTCACACAATCGGGAACGGGCTCGGTGGAAAATGGTACTATGTACTACACCCAGACGCTTACCCTCGTCTTGCCTAAGTTGACATCCGAGGACATCGTAAACCTTCAAGAGCTCGGCTACGGGCGTCTTGCTGTTGTGGTGATGGACGTAAACGGCGCCTTTTGGATTATGGGACACACCCGTGGGTGTGAGCTTGCTGGCGGCTCCGTAACGACGGGGACAGCTACGGGCGACCTCTCAGGTATGACGCTCGAAATCACAGCAGAAGAGGCCACAATGACCCCAGAGGGTAACACCTCGGCGGCCTTTGTTCCAAGTATTACTGGTGCAACCTTTAATTCCTTCGCCTAATGCCCTGCGGAACTATCACAATTACACAACGTGACCTCGAATGCCGGGACGTATTTGGAGGCATTGAGAAGGTCTACTTTGGCGAGTTCTCTTCAGGTATCTGGGAGGCTCCGGGAGGGACAACGGACGGAGTTATCGACGACGCTACCGCTGCACTTACTATCTACGGATTTGACACCTCACGGAATGTGAGCTCTTTGGTGCAGACAATTAACGCTTCGACGGAAAACCGGACTATCTACTTCGAACAAACTCTTACTTTGGTTTTGCCGGGGTTGGACGGCACCGATCAGGTCGAGCTTTTGAACCTCGCCAAAGGTCGCCTCGTGGTAGTAGTTAAGGACGTGAACGGCAACTACTTTGTTGTGGGTAACATTCGCGGAGCGGAGGTTACGGCTTCCGAGGTCACGAGCGGCGTAGCTGCTGGCGACCTGCGCGGCATCACCCTCACGGTAGTAGCCCAAGAACAAACGGCGGCACCCTTCCTCGACTGGGATTCAGCGACGGACGGAGCTACCGGTAACGTTACCCCAGCCTAACCGACGGCCTTTTCCGATATAGTTACAAGGAGGGGGAGGGCAGTTGCTCTCCCCTTTATTTTGAAGCATGATTCATCTCTCCCCCAATACCGCCTCCAACTTGGTCAACGTTACTCCTTTCGAGTCACGTAAGTTTCTGCCCAGCTTCACGCACTATCTCTTGGAGCTCACCAACCAAGCGACGCAGGAAAAGCACTACGCTGTGCCTGTGTTGAGCTACGATAACGAGAGATATACGCAGTTCGAACTCGACACCAACGCCGACACGACCAACGGCGTTTTGATTACCGAAAGCGGCCTCTTTACCTACAAAATTTGGGGGCAGAATTCAGCCACCAACCTCGACCCAACGGACGCAAGTGTAGTCGGGGTATGCGAAATTGGGCCATGCAAAGTAAGCGACGAGCCCGCGTGGACTATTCCTAACGTCTCTATCCCTGACAACGTTATATATTACGAGTGATGGATTTACTAAAACTCAACGAATACCAAGAACGCTCCTACGAGGAGAGACCCTCCAATGAGGGCTACGTTCAGTACGGGGACGACAACCTCTTCCCTCAATACCTCATCGACCTCTACAAGAGCAGCGCCACGCACAACGCCCTCTGCACTTCCATCGCCTATATGATCTACGGCGACGGGGTGCAGGCCGACACGTTAGAAGCTCGCCTCAAGATTGAAGAGTGGGGCTTGCAAGATGAAGTCCGGAAGGCGTGCCTCGACTTGAAGATTCAAGGAGGCTTCGCGCTGGAGGTCGTGTACAGCATCGACCGCACGACGGTTGCCAAGGTGCGCCACTGCCCCTTTGAGAATATCCGCTCGGCCGAGGTAGACAACGACGAAAACGTCAATTTTTACTACTACTCAAAGGACTGGTCGAACAAACAAATCGAGCCGGAGCTCGTGCGTGCCTTCGACCCGGAGGATTCATTAGAGTACCCCGTGCAAATCTTGTACGTCAAGCCGTTCTCTCCCGGATCGTACTACTACCCCAAGCCCGACTACATCGGCTCGATTGACTACATCGAGTTGGACAAGGAAATCGGAAAGTACCACATCAACAATATCAAGAACGGCCTCGCTCCTTCGTTCTCCATCCACTTCAAGAACGGAGTCCCAGCGCAGGAGGAGCGGCACAAGATTAGAAATGACATCGAGCGCCAACTGGCCGGGGCTACCAACGCGGGTAAGTTCATCGTGACCTACTCGGACTCTCCCGAACGTAAGCCCGACTTCGAGCCGTTCCCGCTATCCGACGCGGATAAGCAATACCAATTCCTCTCTACGGAGGTGTCAGACAAAATCATGGTGGGACACCGCGTGGTGTCTTCGGCTATGTTTGGCGTCAAGACGGCCGGACAGCTCGGAAACACGCAAGAGTTGGAGATTGCCTCGGAGCTCTTCGATAAGCAAGTGGTGAAGCCTTACCAGCGCATCGTAAAAGACGCCCTTGAGAGCATTTTCGGGGCCGCAGGTACCCCAACTGTTGTCTCAGTTGAAGAAGTGCCCGCTATGACCCCTCAAACGCCCTCTGAAGAGGTGCAAATGAGCGACGACGTAGAACTTAACCTCGCGTGTGACTTTTTGATTGAGATGGGCGAGGAAGTAGACGACGAGTGGGAACTCATCGACGCCCGACGGGTGGACGTAGAAACCGAGGCCACACAGGACGCCTTGTGGAACTTCGCTCGCGTCCCCTCGGGTAAGCCTCAAGCCTCTTCCGATCAAGACAACGAGCTCGTCAAGGTGCGCTACGCCTATATGCCCAAGATCACAGGAAAGAACGGCAACGAAAGCCGCGACTTCTGCAAGCGTATGGTAAATGCAGGCGACCGCGTATGGAGGAAGGAAGACATCGACGCGGCTTCGTCTCGTGCGGTGAACCCCGGATGGGGGCCAAACGGCTCCGACACCTACGACCTCTTCCTCTACCACGGGGGTGGGTCGTGTCAGCACTTCTGGGAGCGTCGCACCTACCTCCGCAAGAACAACAAGAAGATAAGTGTGAACCGCGCTCGCAAGATTTTGCGTGAAGCAGGGCTCGAACCGCTGCCTACAAACGACCCGCGCGTAGCCAAGCCCACCCGCGAACAAGTAAACCGTGGGTTCCTTCAACCTAAGAACTGGACAACACCCGTATAATGGCACTACAAGCAGAAGTTCTCTTTGTCAACCCTGACTACATGAAGCGTATCACCCAGCTCAACGGCGGGGTGGAAGACGCGGTCATGGTTCCGGCCATCATCTTGGCACAAGACAAACACCTCCAGCAATACCTCGGTACCGAGCTGCTGGAGAAGTTGAAGTCCGACGTCTCAGGCGGTACTATCTCGGGCAACTACGAAGCCCTCTTGGACGGATACGTGCGGAAGGTCGTGGTGTGGTGGAGTATGGTGGAGCTGCTTCCGAATTTGTACGTGAAGCTCGATAACGGAGGACTCGTTATTAGGACAGCAGAGAACACCGCCGCTATCTCCGAGGCCGACCTACACCGCGAAATTGAGAACGCACGGCAAAACGCCCAGTTCTACACGACGCGCCTCGTAGAATACCTCTGTCACAACCTCTCATTCTTCCCGGAGTACACGTCCAACACGGGCGCGGATATGTTCCCGGAAAAGACGGCCTACTACCAGAACGGCATGACCATCTCTCGTGGTGATGGGCAGCTTGATCCTGACCTCGCACGCAAGCTTCTCCAATGACCCGTCAAGAAAATATCCAACTTCTCAAACTTTGGCTCGATGCGAATACTCCTTCTTCTCGGCTTTCTGCCGCTCTTCGTTCAAGCTCAAACGTGTCTGGAGTATCCCGTCCACGTCATGGGAAACCCGGCAAGGGCTGACCTTGCCAACGAAGAGCACAAAACTATTCCGGTGGTCTTCCATGTCGTGCACACGGGCGCGGCTATGGATAACAACATCAGCGACGAACAAGTCTTGTCGCAGCTGGACGTACTAAATGAGAGCTTCGCGTCGCCTGTCGATACGAAGCTCGACTTCTGTTTGGCCGCCCGCGACCCAGAAGGCAACCCTACGACGGGCATCACCCGCACTAACGGAGCCGACCTCTGGAAGAACTACGGAACGCAAGGCATAAGCAACGGACAACCCGGAAGCCAAGGGGTAGAGCAAGAAGAACTGAAGGCCACGACGGGCTGTTGGAATCCTTCCGAGTACGTGAACATTTACGTCGTTAACGAAATAAATAACAACGACGGAGGCAACGGGATACAAGGCTTTGCGTACCTCGGGCCGACGGGAGACTGCCGTGACGGAATCGTGGCTCTGTACAACACGGTTGGCACGGTAGGGGTGCAGAAGCCCGGAAGGGAGTTGGGATATACGGTCGTTCACGAGATGGGTCACCACCTTTCCCTCTGGCATACGTTCTCTAACTCTACCGGATGCACAGAGAGCAACTGCGAAAACCAAGGCGACGAGGTATGCGACACCCCGCCCACGTGGGAGAACAGCCAATGCACGGCCCCGAGTTGTCCTGACGCTATGGTAGAAAACTTCATGGACTATACACCCGAGACGTGCAAGGACTCTTTCACCGAGGGACAAGCGGAGAAGATGCACCAACTCCTGAACGCCGCACGTTGGGAGCTGTGGAACTCAAACTCGTGCCTGACCCCAGTAGACTTTGACGCTATGGTGCAGGATGCCACCTACCAAGAGCAGTGGTGTACCCCGACGCAGGATATTTGGGTGACGGTAAGCAACACGGGAAACGAGCCCTTAGCTTTTGTCGACGTGTTTTTGTTTTGCAACGGCGACGAGTACACCCAGCAGGTCTTCGACCTTGTAAATTCACAAGACGTACTCTTCGAGGGAGTCAATGTGTACGGGGCGCAGATGTTCGAGGTACAGGTCTTCAACGCCTTGGACGAATACGCTCAAAATAACTACCTCGCTTTTCCTCTTAACTACTCCGAAGGAGGTTTGTTGAGTATCACCGTAAGCACAGATACGTGGGCTAACGAGACGGACTGGGAGATAACACAAGACGGAGAGTTTGTAATTGGTGACGGCAACTACCCTTTAGGCCAAGCGACATACGTGTACGACCTTTGCATCTACGAGGGGTGCTACGAGGTAACAATTACAGACGCCAACGGGGACGGCTTCTGTTCTTTTGATTTTGGAAGCGATGGGGTGTGCGATTTGGGAGGCGAGGGCATGACGGGGACGGTAGGTTTGGACACCCTCTTTGCTACGGGATTTGGTGCGAGTTTTGAAGTATGGCAAGAAACCTTTTGCAACACCCTTCCCCAGTGCCCTATGGACTACGATGGCAACGGCACCATAGGAAACGGCGACGTTCTTATCATGCTTTCCTATTTCGGAGTTGAAGATAGCCCGGTAGATCCTAACGGCGACGGGATAGTCAACGTCCAAGACCTCTTGCATATGCTCTCCAGCGTGGGCGACTGTCCTTTAGAGTTGGACTTCTCGGTGGGCACGTATGTTGACGTCGTTTTAGAAGGCGATTTCAGCACCCGCAAACCGACTATCTACGACCTTATGGGGCGCAGGGTCGATACGCCCTTTGATATGCTGCCGACGGGCGTATATATCCTCAAATATCGCAGCGTAACGAAGAAAGTATTTGTCCAATGAAGAGGCTTCTGTGGTTCTTCATGCCTCTCTTATCCTACGCTCAATGCGACATGGAGATAATCGGGTTCAATCCCATCTCCACAGACATCACCATCGCTGTCAACGGAGCGGAGTGCGGCACCCCAGCCGACAGCATCGGCGAGTTTTTGCTTGCTCTCACCTTCAACCCAGACTTGATAGACAACCCGTTCCCGTGTTTCTACGATCACGGATGGGCGCTGCTCATCTTCCCTCTCAACTTCCCGGGTTTTGACATCGGTCAAGGCGAGGACGACATCTTGCAAACCGGCGACACGCTAACCTTTAACCTGCTCGACACCCCTCTATTCGGCAGCGGAACGGCCAGCTGTTGGGTAGACATCTTCCAGAGCGGGTCATATTATGAAGAATGCCTCATCATGACGGTGTGGCAGATTAATGACTCCGACGCCATACAAGGCGACGAGGGGTTAGGTGGCTTTGCGTACCCCGACGAGAATATCTACAACAGCTGGATCCAATGGAGCCTCAACGGAGCGTGCGACCCTCCGCCCCCGCCTATCGTGCTGGGATGTACGGATATGTTCGCATACAACTACAACACCATCGCCACCGAGGACGACGGCTCTTGTATTTATCAAGGCTGCTTGGACCCCGTTGCCATAAACTACTGCGAAGAATGCACCGTAGTTGGGCCATGCGAATACTACCCCGAGGAGGGCGAGGACTGCAACGACCCTCTCATCTTCGTACCCAATACTTTTACTCCTAACGCCGACCTCCAGAACGATTACTGGAAACCGATTACAAGGAATCAATGTTGGTGGAAGTGGGAGTGCAGGATATACAATCGGTGGGGTACTCTGGTTTGGATCAGTTTTAATCCTGCGGACAAATGGTTGGGGAACCGCCTCGGAGCTTTTGTACCCGACGGGGTGTACGTCTGGACTATTCGTGCAACTACTTACCATTCTACAAAGGCCGTGGAGATAAACGGCACAATTACAGTTTTCAGATGAACTACGACGTGTTGATAAATTTGGTGCCTTCGTTAATGGCCGCTGTTGGCGTTTGGGTATCCTTGAATTCCGAGGTCGCCAAACTCAAGGGGCGGGTGTACCGCCTTGAGAGTGACCAGAGCGAGCTGAAGGCCATGCTTAAGGAATGCGTCGAAGGCATCCA